AGCCAGACGAGATGCAACTGCTTGCAAATATCTGGCTCTCTCGTTACGGTCTTTGTGCTTGTCGCAATAAACTGCATACTCTACTTGATGCGCTTCAAGTTCCATTGTAAAGCGAAACGCTTCGTCTGTCAAGTATTTTTCCCACCATTGCTCTATTTCTTTTCCTTGTTGTTCTTCGTGAATACACTCGTGTGCGAACAATTCATCGGATATATAAACCCCGCTGGGATTGTAAATAATGTCTCCCCACGTAAATATCTCGCGTCCTTTAAGTTCGAATGTCTCTTGTATTCTTTCAATGATAGGAGGGTATTCTTCAAGTATTCTCATGCATCACTATATCGTCAAGTGTATTTAAGTATTCACAGGCTTCTTCATAGTCATTGAAGGTTCGCTCCATAACTATTCTATTTTCTTTGAAGGTGACTACTCTCCAGCGAGGAACTTCATCTGCAAAATGAACTTCCCACATTCGATTTCCATCATCCATGTTTTATGTTCTCCACATCTGCGAGTATCCACGATTTAATTGTAGATACTCTTATATCTTGAAAAGTATTTGTATTTAGATCACGAACTATGATTGTGTCGCTTTTTGGATTTTGCTTGAAAGCAACCCCGTTGAGAGTTGCTTCAATAGTTTCTAATCGTTTTGAGTTAACAGTCTCATAGGTAATCTTTGCGTCATTACCTGCTTGTAATGCTTGAAATAAGGCTTCCATTATGCAGCTCTACACTCACAGATCATATGTCTGCCAAACTTTCTGCAAAGTTTTATTTGTTTATCAAAGCACGTTACATTATCAGGTGTATAGTAATCCCACTTACTTGCTTTACCAGTATAGCTACTACAGCCAAATAAAAAACACGCTACTACTACAATAACGATTATTCCTCTCATTTATTTATTTGCTCCCACATTCTGTGTTTCAAAGCTCGTTCAACAGTCCTTCTACTATGGCAAGAGCAGTATACGTTTTCATATTTTGCAATAGTTTTTTCATCTGGTCCATCACATACTTTTATCATCATAGTAGGACAGTTAATGCTTGTATCTTTTTTAGTTTTAGTTTCTGTGAGAATAGTTCCAACACTTGCTGGCTTACTCGCACACCCAGTTAATATAAATATACCACTAACGAGTAATACGTTCCTCATAGTCTGCTTCATCTTCATTCCACCATGGCGGCTTCTCTCGGTACTTCCAAGATGCAAAAGTTGCTTTGTCTTTGTGATAGAATCGTCGGTAAGCATCTACTGCGTCTCCACCCTTAAGCGAGTCTGGCATAGCCTGTGCAAATGGAGTAAGTCCAATTCTTGGTAGGTGTACTGGCTCCGGTAGGGTAAGTATGACTGAATGCACTGATTTATGGCTTTTTCCGTATCGGTATCCATACTCATCGTTGAGTGCCACTGCATAGCAATGTAACCACTCGTGGTTATCCATGCTAGTACGAGCCCAAATAGTGCAAGGATGATTGTGCATTGTTGGAAGGTAAGGGAAGTCCCTTGGTTCATTTTTCTTCTTCTCTCGCAAAATTGCAAGCTGCTCTTTGGATAGTTTCTCTGGTACATAACCAAAGTACTTATCCACCCACATATTCGTGCAAAGCATCTGTGCTGCTTCAAGCGGCATCTTTATGATGTGCTTGTCAACATGATACTCTGCACACTTATCTAAATCTTCGTCAAGTATAAAAATATTCATGCCAGTATTATACTGGGTTTTAGGTTTGTTGTCAAGAAATATTTTCGAGTCTTGTCATCAAGCGTTCTGCACGCTTTGTTACTTGTTTGTACCATTTCGAATCGCGTCCTTCTTTTGCAGCCTCTTTCCAATCTCCTTTCTCAAGAGCAGCTTTCATCTTCTTAAATTTTGAAAGTCGAGGTCTACCAAGGTTAAACATCATATTTACAAGTATCTCTTGTACTTCGCCTGGAAAGTCTTCAAAGTAGTCTTCTCTATATAGAATTGCACATTCTTTTATTGCTACATCTACATCTTGTCGAAAGCAGTCTTGTACTCTTTGATAAGATACTTTTGTTCCAACAGGAGCACCCCATTCAGGATCATCTTCTTTTACGAGATGTCCAATTCCAAATGTAGCATACCCAAGATGATCTAAATAAATCTCTCGTACTACTCCCTCGTCATACTCCAGTTGTTCTAATAGTCTATCAAATTTCATAACTCCCTCTTTGTCTCGCGCAATCTTCTGCGGCGCTTGGAAGATCTTCCTCCATTCCCGTTGCATCTAGGTCAAGATGTTCATCATCCAACCCAAAATATTTATCATTATCTAACCAGTCTTCTTCTGTATCCCAGTCATCTGCTAATCCCCACCAGTTTCCACGATTTAGTTCTTCGTAGTGTTCGCCATCATTTCCATTTTGACCAATGATATCCATTCTCTTTTCGTCTGCATCAGACTCTCCTGCCAATCCAGAACGAGGATCAATATCTTTAAACAGAGGTGCTTCTGCATCTCTCTGTTGCTTTATCATTTCTAATTCGTGGTGTGTGTTTGCTTCCATTACTTTATTTTTTTCCTCTTTTTCCATCATTCTATCCATATCGTATGCATGAGCACTACATGGTCCTGCATTCAATCTTAGCCAGGTTCTTCGCTTCATAGGTCAAATACTCCGAGAACAAAATTTTCAGCGCAATCTTCTGCATACTGTTCCGAATGATTATACAGTCTGCGCACTTCTCGGAGAAAGCCTCCTTCAAATAATTTTACATAAAATCCTTGTTGATTTTTATGTACGGAAGCTTTTCTATTTTTATCGTCACTCCAATACTCGTGAAGTTTGATATTTGCCATGTTACTTTTCTCGTGCAATTCCTTTTGCTTTCTCATAAGACCTCATTCCACCTAAACCTAACATACCTAAAAGAACTGGCATCATTGTTTCCAGTTCTATAAGAGGCACTACTACTGGACTTTCCAGGAGTGCCAATACAAAATTTGTCATGGGTACTATAATAAAGTTGGATAGCATACCCAAACCGCATATCCAACCGATTGCAGGACGCCATCCTGCTACAAACAAGGACTTATGTGCTGCCTCTTGTTTGTTTACATCAACCTGTGCCATGATCTGTTGATGTGCTTGCTTCTCTGCAAGTGTTGCTATTTCGTGTGCAAGTTTATTAGCCTGATCTTTATCTTCAATAAATTCTGATACTAGACCTGTTACTGGTCCGACTAATTCTTTGATAAATCCTAATGCCATTGCTTCCTCCAGAGTAAAAGGGCGGGAAGACCCCGCCCATCCTAGTTATGCTGCAAATGCTGCTGCGAAAAGCACTGAAAAGAAAGCTGCATAGCTCCATAATGCTTCGCACAGAAGTCCATCGCAATCTGCTAGGTACTCCTTTACTTTTTTCATTTATTTACTCAATATCAATAACCCTAGGTCTGTCCTCTTCAGGGACTACTTCGTCTAAGTCAATGCAGAGTAGACCTTTATTCATGTAAGCTTTGTTGAGTTGGATATTACTTCCTACGGTGAATGTTCGTAGAAAATCTTTTCCGCTCAACCCCTTGTGAATATATGACTCATCTTTGTTTTCCGCTTTTTGCTTACACAACCCCTTGATGGTTAAAACATCTTTGAGTAAAGATATTTCAATGTCTGACTTATTCCAACCTGGAATTGCCAGTTCTACCCGATACCCTCCTTTTGTTTTTACAATATTGTAACGAGGATATCCCTGGTCTACATTGTGAGTTAAGTTCTCAAAACGGTCAAACCCCAGAAAAAACTTCGGGAAGTCTGCCATATTCAATCTTGCTAGATTGTTCATTGCTTTCTCCTTAGCATCCTTTCGGTATGCTTCTGTGAACCCTTTCGGCGTTCAAAAGTTAATGTCGTCATTATTTTGGGCGTTAGAGGTGCTCCGACCTTCATTCTCTAGTTGCTCCATTCGCATTGTCATCCATCGGATAGCCGATTGAACTTCTCCCTTTGTACCGGGCTTTACGAGTGCAGATGCAAACTCAATTTCTTTTCTTAATGCCAACGCTATTATGGATGGCTCTATACTAGCCTCACTCACCATCGAATTCGATGATGCCAGCATTTTCCAGCTGTGTAAGTGTTGCTTCAATACCTGAGCGTAGCCCTGTCTTGTAAGAAGTCCATACGGCTCCTACAATACAGAACGCCAGTATCAAGAATATTTCTGGTGTTATCATGGACATTTCCTAATTTTAATCACTTTTTTAAAGTTAAAGTTCCATTTACAGAATATTATACAGGATACAAACATCGAAGTCAAGAAATATTTTTTATTAGTTTGTAGAGAACGTTAAAAATAATACTTGACTTCTGAGGTCATATTAAGTATAATAATCACTCGAAAAGGAAAATTTTATGAGAAACTACAAACAAGAGCCTTGGTCTTACAAGGAAAGGCAAATATTGACTAACCACTATTATATGGTTAGCACTAAGGAGCTTTTGGAACTACTTCCAAAAAGAACAGCTGAATCTTGCAGAACACAGGCTCTTCGACTTAGGAGGGAAGGATGGCATTTCAAACGGCCACAAAAGCAGTTCTTCTAGCTTCTGCACTTTTTTATACAGAACCTGCAGGAGCTCAAGATTTGAAAGAAGAGCTTGACTGTCTTGCTAGGAATATCTACTTTGAAAGTAGAAACCAACCTCTTGCAGGTAGGCTAGCAGTAGGTCAAGTAACAATGAACCGTGTAGATTCTCCCAGATTTCCAAACACAGTTTGTGGAGTTGTAAT